TCTTGTTCTGCTAGTTCATCAATCCCTTGGGGAGCTGAGTAAATGGCCTTATCAATCGGCATATGCTATCCTTATTTAAAAGTTGGGCCTACTACCCAACTCACTGCTGAATACCGCACCCCTTTAGTTACCGAGGTTACCTTGTGTTCTAAAAATGACGGAAACACTAAAACACTTCCTTGTTTAAGTTTAGGTGAAGGAACGTCCCTAAATTCTAACTCACCTCCATCAAAATCACTAGGATCATTCAATAAAAGACTGATCGAAAGCTTTCTTTGAAACCCATTGATTGGGTTGGCGGAGTCTCTATGCCAAGTATAGTGACCGTTTTCGTTGTATCTTCCAATCTGAACCGACTCCATTCCACGGTATTCATAGTTCCAACCGCAAACAATATTGGCGGTATCTATGAATGATTTAAGAATACATCCTACGGGGGTCAGTTGATCTAGCCAAACGATATCCGTGTTTCTCAGTTTTTCGTTTTCGACTCCCGGTTCTGTCAACGAGTTGCCAACTTGAGCCGTTATTCTCTTATCCCAATCCACGCCTTTTAGGATCAAGTTGCAATATTCTTTTGGGATAATAGACTCCCAGTGGTAGTAAAAGTTATCTAACATTAGTAGTAAGCCGTCTTTTTCTTAGGGACATAGTCATCCCATTCATCAGTCTGTAGTCGTATAAACCCGCCTTTACGGAATCGGATTAGGGCTTGGGTTGCAGAGTCGACTAAGTCATCGTGGTCTGAGTTGGGGAAAGCCGCCATTTCTTCTACGACTTCCTCCGCCCACCTCGTACGGGGCGCCCACACTTTTCCGGACGCAAAGATATCCGCTACGGAATTAACCCGCATTACCTTATCGTTCCCCCTAGTCGGGGTGAACTCTTGCACTGGGATGCCCATTTGTCTAAGTTCGTAGACTAAAGGAGCGCCAGATGCCTTAGCTTCAATAATACATGAATCCGGTTGCCATTCCTTATATTGTTCCATCGCACAAGCCTTTAGTTCGGGAAACTCCATTCGGCGCTTAAAAGCGTTTAACAAAATAATGTTGGCGTCATTTGGGTTTTCGTCTTTATAGAAAACGCCCCAAGTCGTACAAGCGGAATAGTCTGACCTTTCATTTTTGGTAAAAGCCGTATCCCAAGATTGGATAATGAACTCACATTGAGGAGCATGGTCCCCTTCCCACTCCTTCCACCACTCCCGTTTAACAATCGCTCCCTGTTCGGAAGTCGGTTGTTGTTGGTACTGGGCTTGCCACTTGTTTAAGGGTAATTCCCTACGCAGCGCAGTTAATTCATCGTAGCTCCAGAACTCAGGCCATAAGGGTTTCTCCGAAGGCAAAATTGCAGGAAAGTCAATTACTTCCCATTCATCCCCGTCCCGCTCGGTAGCCGCTTTTAAGATTTTTCCCGTCAAGTCTCTTAGACTCCAACGGGTCATCACGATTACGATTGCTCCGCCCGGTTGCAGACGTTGTCTTGGACCAGAGGTATACCATTCATATACCTTATCAAATACCGAAGGGTCTCCGGCTGCTAAAGCCGCTTCTTGTTCCGAGTGGGGATCGTCAATAATAACGAGATCGCCACCTTTACCCGTAACAGTACCGCCAACACCAATAGCAAAATACTCGCCATTACCGTTAGTACTCCAACGACCAGCAGCTTTAGAATCAGCCCGAAGGCGGACGTTTGGGAAGATCTTGGCATATTGTTCGCTGTCTACTAAGTTACGGACTTTACGCCCGAAGCCAACCGCAAGCTCCGCCGTATTAGAACATTGGATAATCTTCTTATTTGGAAACTTTCCGAGAAACCAAGCAGGAAGCATGTAAGACGCAAATTCAGATTTAGTATGACGAGGCGGCATATTGATAATAAGCCTCTTAAGTTTTCCATTAGCAATCTCCTCAAATTTTTCTGCCATTACTTTATGATGACGTCCGTCAATAAAGCCGGGCCACATGGTATGGACAAACTCTAAAAAAGATTTTTGCCCCTTTTCCATTTTCTCCGAATCCATCCACTCTGCCGCCGCTTTCAAAATCTCGGCTTGATCTTCTGGAGGAAGCTGACTTAGGATCTTCTCAAAGTCCATCACGGATCCTGACGTGTTTTGGGCGTACGGTCCTAGCCAAGTTCGGGATTCTTTTACAATGCCCTAACTCACACAGACGGTTAATAATCCGTTGGATATTTCCTCGACCCTTACGGTTGGTCATATACAGGATCTCGTCAATAGACGGACCGTAGCCGTACTCGTTCCAGAACGACTCAATCACGTTATAGATATCCCGTTGGGTAGGTGTCATTTACCGCAGTCTTCCATACCGGGTTCATAAGTATATCCAGCCTCCCCCGGCCCCACGTTGATAGTCCCGTTTGGGTCAAGATCATATCTGGCAACTTGCCCGTAGACGTTGTTGGTTAATTGCAACAAATACTGAATATCGTTAATAGACAGTTGCCCCATAAGCTGGAGGATCTTCATTACGGCAACGTCATTATCTAAAGGGGTGGGTTTAACAATCGCTTCAATCATGAGGGTTCCTTAAAAATTTTAATATATTTTTTACAGCTTTTTGTTTAAAAAGGTGACGGGGGGTGTTTCTGTAATGAAATCATATAGTTAGCTAGGATATTTAAAGTGGGGTGTACCATCTGTAAACGTTTACACTTTTTTTTCTTCAGGTAAATCAATAACTTGCGAGGCATCAATTTTTGGTGATTGGGTGTGGGGAATAGTATGCATGGTCTGGCTGACACCATCGGGTCGATTTTGGGGGGTCGGGGTATAGTGGGTCTCCGAATCTACATTTTCGATAGGGGTTGGGGGTTTGATCTCGTCCAGCAGAGACTTAGCGTCTGAGTAATCCACCTCTATGCTGTTCCTTCGCATGGCTTCCCTTAGCTTATCCATTAGGCTAGCCTTAGCGTCTGATGACTTGTGGATAATCGTGGTTTCTTTTGTCTCGGTGAATAGATTCACTCCATTAGACTTACCCAATAGCTCTAGGGATCTCACTCTAGTAGCGGGGGGAATGTCTTCACTTAAAGCATGGAGAGTTAATTGATGTAAAACAAGTGCCTTTAATTTATCGTTAGAAAGATATTCCTGAGCTTCAAACGCTAGCCTAAACGCCTCGATCTCTGCGGATATTCTAGGCTTACTTGCCAGCTTACTAGCATCAGTTCCAACCTGTTTAGGTTTAGCCTTCGTGTTATAGACCTTACGATAGGCTCCAGCCTTAGTATTACCTAGTGCTACTTCCTTTGCAAACTCTCTTTGCTTAGTCGTTAATGATCTTTTCTTACCTGATCCGGTGAGTATTCTCTCAATAGGTAATTGGTCTAGTCCTTCTCTAATGGATCTACGATTGAGCCTAAGTTTATTAGCGGGCTTTTTAGGAATTGGACTATCAGTCATTGGTTTAGCTAGGGTATAAGATGGGAACATAATAACCCACCATGCCAAGATTGGCTAAAAAATACTGTCAATATATACAGCCTGTATATAAAACCATTAGGGAAACCGATAACAAAATATTTATTAAAAAAATAAGAAAAGCCCTTGTGGATCATCTAATTATGGATTAGAGTAGCACCTAATGACATCAAATAAATGTAGTAATGTCAGTAGTAAGTAAACCCTGAAACCCATATAGATAAAGGCTTAGAACATTATGATGACAGTTATTAAACACGAAGTAATCAATACAAACAAAGGCACAAAAGCCCTTGATCGTTATGTATTGAGTAAAGGACATACAGCCCATATTTATGCCCCCAATGACTTCTTTGTATATACCAAGTCAGGTAATTACGCTAACCAAAAGACTATTAGAGAGGTTTTGTTAGCTATCTCGATTACTACCCTATAAAGATCGAAACGGGCTTATGCCCGTCTAGGTGTCATTCACCTACTGATGAGATCAAACTAAATGGAGGATTTATGGATATCAAATCTGAGAAGGTTATCCCAATGAATCGGGGTAATGTAGGCTGGATAGAACGGGAGTTTTGTTTCACCACAGGGCAAAAAGCCCGATGGCATACCCATAGCCATGCTATTAAGTGTTTTAACGGGATCGGCAGAGATATCACCGGAACCGAAATAGGGGAGCAGATGATTAAAGCAGTAAACCATTATCTAGATCAGGAGGCATTACCATGCAAATAACCTACCACGCAGACCCATCTCATGGATGGGCAGAAATACCCGTGAGCCTTATTCAAGAGCTTGGGATTAGCGGGCAAATAAGCCCTTATTCCTATGTTAAGGGAGATAAGGCTTACCTAGAGGAAGATTGTGATTTAGGCTTGTTTTTGCGGGCTTATAAAGCAACGGGCAAAGAAGTCTCATTCACTGAAAAC